TTCTGTTCCTTGCGCGCCCATCCGACGCCACCCCCGGACGGGTTCGGGAATTGCACGTTCATGCGCGTGCTGTAGCCGACGCCGCGCTGATAATTATGCTCGGCCTCAACGATGGTGTACGTGCCATCGACACCGGGACGCGCCTTCTTGATCTCCAACACACCGTTTGCCTTGGCGCGCGGATCGCCGTTGATCAGGCACCAGCCGGTGCCGCGACGGCCCTTTGAATCCCGGTTAGAGCCGGTGTTCGCCGCCTCGCCCGCGCCCTTGTCGGCGACCGCATTGACCAACTGGTTCACCGCCACCGTGCCGCCGAACGGCGCTGCTTGCGAACCTATCGCCTCTCTCGCCTTTTCCCAGACCGCAGCGTTGATATCGAAGAAGCGCGCGGCGGCTCCGGCAAACTGCGGACGACCGGCGTACGGCTTGATGCGCCAGCCGATCAGGTTGACGCCCCACACCGCGTCCACCGCCTCCATCGTCGAGCCATCGACGTTGACGCCTTCGCCCTTGCCGACAATCGAGACAACGCCGTTCGCGATCTTGAGAAAGCCTCCGTACTTCTGTGCAAGCCCATTGGCGAAATCCATCGGGCTGCCGTTCATGTGGAAGAAGCTGTCGGTGATCTTCATCATCTCCGGCGATAGCTTCACCGTGTGGCCGGTCCCGGCGAACGCTTCGGTCAGCACCTTCATCAGCGGAATTTTCTCTGCGGTGCCCGACGCGTCGTTTTCCTTGCCCTTGCCCCACGTATTGATGAAGCCTTCCTTGCCGGTGCCCAGCACGTTGCCGGATGTCGCCTCGATCCAGACCCGCCGACCGCCGCCACGCCGACCGAAGCCGGACTCCACCGACGACACCACGCCGGAAAAAACCGTCTGCATGCCGGGCCCGCCATAGCGCAGCTCGACATCCTCATGCGAGGTTCGCGCAATCGGGCCCTGTCCGCCGATCACGCTGGAGCGGCCCCAGTCGGGAAGGTTCGGACCCTCTCCGGCCCAGCCCATCGCCACCATCAGCTTCACGCCGTCCGGCGGGAGCTGGAGCTGCGCGTTGCGGTCGTCCAGTTCGAGGTTGCACTGGTCGTGGCCACCGTTCTGCAGCGTGTCGATCACCTGCACTGAAATCAGATACGGATCGAGCCGGTCGGTAACGTCTTGTCCATCGACGATGATCTGCACCGCCGCGCGTCGGTTCGGTCCCTGATGCGCAGCCATCGGTCACTCCCTCGGAGTCAACTCATCGGCATCTAGGGTGGCCTGTGTCATGTTGTCTTCAGGCGTCACGCCCCACAGCACGACCTGATTCTTTTTGATCTCCGCGCCGCTCATTACCTCGTAGTCAATCGGGATGCGCACCTGCACGCCGACCGGCAGGAAGGGTGAATAGCGATGCACCTTTGCGAGGTGCGGGTTGTCGTCCAGCATTCGCTCGATCATTCCCGGCGAGCGCATGCGATAGCGCCGCCACAGGATGATGTCGGCGGTAATGAAGTCCGAGCCGACAGTGACAACGTCGTAGGATTCAACCGGCATCAGGCACCAACCCCTTCGACAGCACCAGAACTCCAGAGCTGCACAATGCCGTCCGCGCCGTCGTTGGGGACAGGCACGCGCTGGAACGTCGCCTCGAACTCGATCTGCTGACCGATGCCGTCGGCTGCGATCAGGCTGTGACCGCGCTGCAGTGACTCGATAATGAACCAGCCGAAGTGCCAGCCATCGCCGCGAATCAGAATGTGCGACTGGCCGAGCCTCCGCATGTTGTCCAGCACGTCGAGGTGAAACAAGCCACCCGCCGACGGATGGCCGCCGGTGTGTTCACGCAGCAAGCGGCCAGCGAAGCCAGCATTGCCTTGCAGCACCGGCTGCCGGATGCCGCGCTCGCGCATCTTGCGCGCGAAGAAGTGCGGAAAGATAAGCCCCTTCACCGTGATCGTCTCGTCGCCTTCTCCAACCCATTCACGGTACATCGCAGCTCCGGCGATCTCCTTCTTCGCCCAGTCCGACGTGGTCGCGTGCGAATACTGGTTGATGTTGAACGGGAAGACCTGAAACTGAATCGGCCCCCACTGGAATAGAACAAAATTAGACATCCGATTCCTCGTTCAAAAGGTTGTCCCAGTCCTTGGCCGGGCGCGTACTGGCCCGCCAATGTTTCTGGCTTACTCGCTGATCGTCCTCGCCAAGACTCGAACGCGCGCGGATGCGCTCACACTCAGCACGATCACCGCGATAAAACTCGGTGACCATCGTGCCGGAGTAATAATCAATCCGATACGTGACCACCCACGGTTCGGTCATGCGGCCCCAATGTCCGAGTAACTATTCCAGCGCGCTTCGCGCACCTCGCGATCAGCCGAGCGCCGCATCGACGAGCGCGCGAACTGCATTTGCGTGTCATTGACCTTGAGATTCAAATTCACGTAGCGCTCCTCGCTACTGGGGATGCGCCCCGGCGCAGGAGGTGTGCCGCCAGTCTCTGGAGTGGGCGCAGGAGCGCCCCCCGGTGCAGGGGACGGGGCCGCTGGAGCTGGCGATGCCACGTTGGCCGGAGGCCTGCCCGCAGGTTGCTCGCCGCGACGGATCGCTTTGATCTGCGCGCGCGTGTGCCAAGTTTTGCCGACCGCACCTCCGCCAGCCTTCGCGCCGCCGGTGTTACCCTGCAGCATCTCGTATTCGGTTTCGCCGCCCTTGCCCTTCCGCGTCTGGCCAGTGTGGATGCCGACATGGCCCTTGGCCGGATCGCGGCCACGGTCAAAGACAAACACGTCGCCCTTCAGAACCTCGTCCTTAGCGCCGACGCTCTTGCCCCACTTAAGAAACGACTTGGCCTGCCATGAGTCGGTGCCCTTCATCCCGGCCTGTGCGACGACGCCGTTAACGAACGCCGCGCACCACGCATTTTGCTCGCCGGACAAACCGCGACCGCCGGTCTTCATGTATTTCATCAGCAATTGCTGATCTTTGGATTCGTTCAGCCCAACCATCTTCATCGCTTCGTCTACCGAAGCGCTGAGTCCTTGGTTCGCTCCTGTGCCGGGCGGCGATGGGCCAACAGGCGAGGGGCCGACCGAAGCCGTCTGCGTGCCGCCGCCGGGCGTCGCCATCTGCTTTTGATAGCCGGTGACGCCCTTCTGCCAATGCTGATTGAGTCCGCCGGGATCGTTGGCAGCGCCAACCGGCGCATAGCGCTTCGCCATCTGGCCAACATCGCCACCAGCCTTCTGATAATTCTTACCGATGGTGCGACCGGCGGCAGCGATGCCTTCATCGACCGACCCGAACGACTGTCCGGTTTTCCATCCGGTCTTCGGGTCCATCAAGCCTGCGGGGTTGTTTTTATCCCGCAGCATCTTCGACGTGCCCTTGCCGGTTTCGTGCGCCAATATTCCAGCCATCAGCGACGGCGGCACATTGTTTTTCTGCGCTTCGGCAACGACGGTGTCGTACTTACCTTCGAGCGGCGTGCCCTTGAACATCTTGTCGTAGGCACCGCGATCCAGATCGCCTCCTGCAGCACCACCGCCGCCACCGCCAGCCTCTGCGGGCGCGCCCGGCGGAGGCAGCGAAGCATGGCGTTGTCCGCCGCTGCTTGGCATCGCTCCGGGCGTGCTGCCGCCATAGCCAGTGCCACTGCCACCGGGGCCTGCGGTCTGCGTGCCGCCGCCAATCCCGCCGGGCCCGCCACCGCCGCCACCGCCTGCAAGATATCCTCCGCCGCTCGGCATGTACGACGCTTTGAGAACGCGCGCGTCGCCGCTGCCGCCGTAGCGCGTGCCGCCAGCCAGCGTGGTATCGCCGCCGCCGCCGGTGATGAACGACGACTTCTTCGGCGCTTCGTCGTCGTACAGCTTCGGCGGTTCGGACGTTGGCAGGTTTTGAAATTTCTTCGCCTCTTCTGCGTCCTTCTTTTTCTTCTCTTCTTCCTGCTTGAGCTTCTCTTGTTCCTTCTTGGCTTCCTCTGGATCGATGTTGAGCCGCTGGAGTACATCGCCAAGAGTTATCACCGGCCCAAGACCGGGGATCACTTTGAGAATCGACTTCCCAGCTTCCGCCCCCACCCCCTTGGGAAGCATGTCGGAAAGCTTCTTCATTCCGGCGATAATTTTCTCAACCGTTCTGGCGATGGTCGTCAATATGGTCGC